CGCATTCCGGTCACGCTCGCGGATAACGAAGACGCAGCGGGCCGCATCCCGGGCGACGTTGGATACAACGGGCCGGGCAAATGAAATACTGCGCAGCGCTGCAAATGCAATGCGGACGCGGATGCAACGCGTATTGCAAGGCGGCGAATCCCGAACTGACGCCTAACGACGACGCCGAAGTCGAAAAGTTTCGAGCGTTCCTAATCGATTCGAAATCGGGAATGTCGCCGGATGAATTGTGGGCGAAGTATGGCGACGAGTATCTAGGCAAACGTCCATCGTGACTGACGCAGAGCGGTTCCTATTGGAACTAGGGCGCGACGTTCCGAAATCGGAACGCTTGATCCTGTGTGCTTTCAAAGGCGATCCGCAGACCGCAGGGTTTCACGCATGGCGACCGAAATCCTACTATCCCGGAAATGAAATCGTCATCCCTGAGAACGGCAATGGATATGTAGCCGTGTCGTCGTTCGCGCTCGCGCGCGACGGGACGTGGCGCAGGCGCACGGAGAGCTTCGCTGCGGGGCTCGCGTTGATGGTTGACGACGTGGGGACCAAAGTCGAAGTTAAACCCGGCTGGCCGCGTCCTACGGCGGTTGTAGAGACATCGCCGGGCAACTATCAATGGTGGTATTTCCTGCACCGCACGACCGACATAGCGAAATTCGATGGTGCCATACGCGCTTTCATTTCGGGACAACTGCTCGGCGCCGATCCGGGCATGGCGGGTATCAACCGGGTCGGACGGTTGCCGGGCTTTTTGAATATGAAAGAGAAATACATCGTTGACGGCAAGCACTGGCGATGCCGATTGGCGAAGTTCAATCCCGAAATCCGATATGACGTGGATGCGCTGATCGCCGCATTCGGATTGCAAATCACGGTAAGCGCATTCGCTGCGCCGAAGACGCCGCGACAGGTGACGGAAGAACATTTATCGCGCCCGGCACTCTTCGCATTTACGTATAAGTGGCTCGCGCGCCATTCAATGATTCTGGACAAGCGCGGGCCGGACAAGAGCGGATGGATTCAGATTATTTGCCCGTGGGCGGGCGATCACACAGGCGGCGAGCGTGCAAACACGGGAACCGCCATCCGTGAACCTGCGCCGGAAAACGATTGGTATGGAGCTTTCCAATGTCATCACGGACATTGCAACGAAAAGACGTGGAGAGACTTGACGGATTGGATAGCCGAACAGCAAGCGGAAACTTTCGATGAAGTCAATTCGCTCGCGCCATCATTTGAAGAATTGATGGAATCCCAAAGGATAAAATCGTGAAACCTACAATTTCGCCTCCGGAAGTCGTCGCGGCGTTGATCATCGCCGCGCAAGACGACGCCAACCAATTGAACGAAATCCGCCAATGGTGCGGCGACGACGGCGAGCGCATTCCCGAATCCTTCATGGCTTTCGCGAACGAACTCTACGCGCGCGGCTTCAGTCACGGTCGGCACACTGCCTGCGATGAATTGCGCGAGCGTCTTGTTTGCGCCGGGCAGACCGCAGGCGCCGCCTTGATTGAACGCATCGGGGCGCAGCATGTCAACGGATAGCGAAGACGACGCATACGATCCCGACGAAGCCGCGCGCCAAGCGCAGGAACGATTGCGGGAAACGCAGGACACACAAGCGCAGGCGCGCACGCACGACGATTACATCTATGTCGCGAACGAAGATAAGTTCCTTGACATATTCTCAAATGAATTCATTGTTGATCGCGCGTTGAATACTCGCATTCGCCCGCATCAGGTGGAACAGCGACAAAACGCAGCGGGCGAAATGGTGGATGTCGTCATCAAACCCGCGCAAGTCATTCGCAACGACATCGGAAAGCATTACGACTCGGCATCGTGGTTCCCGGTGCGCAATGCGCAGGAAGCCGTCATCGGCAAAGCGATCAGCCGTGAAGGCGTCATGCGGGATTCGCCTCGCCATCGGATTTGGAATATGTTTTCCGGAATACCGTCCAGCGATGGCGGCAATGCTTCCGACATTGGGCCGTTCCTTGATCTGGCGACGCGCTTGATCCCGGATGAAAACGTGCGCAATCGCATCTTCCAAATGTTCGCATTCAAGCGACGTTTCCCTGATCGCAAAGTCAACGGCGGCGTATTGCTCGCGGGAAAGCATCGTATCGGCAAAGACGTATTCCTTGATTGCTTGGGTAATACGTTCGGCGGCGAATATCAAAGCATCGATCCGGATCGCGTCTTCGACAGTTTCAATGCATGGCAACGGTGCTTGATCTTGCGCATTAACGAAATGGAACCGCAGGAACATCAACAGTGGCAATTCATCAAAAAGCTAAAGCCGTTGGTTGCCGCGCCGCCGATGACGCTTGCCGTCAACGACAAAAACATTCGTGTCACACATATCCCGAATGTGATGTTAGTTGTCGCGACGACAAATGACATTCAAGCGGTCAAGCTCGAAAGCGATCCCGGTCGCTGGATGATTGTCGATTGCGGGCATTTGCAGTCGCAATGGAATTATCACGAAGGACAAGCCGATTACTTTCGGAACTTGCTTGAGTGGCTGAAGAATGGCGGGTCAACCAATATCGCCGCATGGCTGGATAACGTGGTTGATTTGACGGACTTCGATCCGGGTCGCGCGGTCATTGTCACGCAAGCACTTGTCGAGCAAATCAGTCTGTCGAATTCCGCTCCCGCTGACGCATTTGATGATGTATTGGATTCAGCCGGAAATCCCGAAGTGATTTTCAGCACTGAAATGCTTCAATTGGCGAATGACATTGGCGGAAATGCGAAGCATGATCTAGAAGTTTTATTCAGGAACCCGAACCAAATTGTAATCGCGCGCCGGGCGCAAAAGAGCGGGTATCGATTGACGAAAAAGGCGAGCGAAGGCGCCTCTTTCAGTACGCGCATGATTCGATGGCGCTTCAGACATCCCGGCATTCCCGGTGAACGGGTCGCCGCTTTCGCGTTCGTGCGCGACGATATTCCGGAATCGGAAGTCGCCGCGAAGATCATGGAAGCGGGAAAAGCATGGGCCGCATGGTGGTCATGGTTCGTCGCGGGCCGCAACGGCATGGCTTCGGAGAACGGACCTGTAAGCGGTGGTCGCTTCAAATCGAAGGGGGCATGGTACACAAAACCCGGTCCCATGGTACGCGGCGCCGACGACGAAGACGACACGCCGCCGAAGGTTCGGCATTGAATGAATCGCTGCACCTTCGTACACATGGTACGCATGGTACGCACGCGCGTACCATCATCGCACCATGGTACGCACCATGGTACACAAGCTAAGCCATTGATGCCGCACGCTTTTCTTCCCTCTGCGTACCATGTGTACCATGTGTACCATGGTCAGAGCTTCAAAGAGAGTAGGGCCGGAAACCGGGCGTGCGGCAGCGCTGCACAAAAAGTCTTCCGATAGCTAGCTCCCATGGCACACAAACCGCGCGGCTTCGAAAGCGCGAACGATTGGAAACAAAAACGGTTGTCGGATAGGGTTGACAAACAGCGTGCGGCGACGCTACGCGGGGTTGACGCGGCTTACATTGCTGGACGAAAATCGCGCGACGTATCCCGATTCTCTTCGCCTCGTGCCGTTTAAAAAGAAATACATATGTCGAATCCTGAATTGACTATTGATGATGTAGAAGACAAGAGAAAGCCTCGCGTCGGCGAGCCGGGCAATCCCGGAAAAGCGCGCGGCCTTGTCAATAAAACGACTCGCGAAATGCGCGAAATCGCAATGAAAATCGTGAGCGACAATCACGAAAACATCGCGCGTTGGTTATTGGAAGTCGCTGAGGGAAAGCCGTCACAAGTGATTGTGCCGCAGCCCGAATTAGGGATTCCCGGCGGCATCATTCCCGGCGTTGATCCCGATCCCGCAAAGGCAATTGATTTGCTTGTGAAGATTGCCGAATTCGCCGCACCAAAGGCAACGCGAACGCCGGTTGCGGGCGATCCTGATAGTCCCGCGCTTTTGCCCGTCGTGAATTTGACAATCGGCGGGAAAAAGGTAGATGTCTGACGTTGTATTAGATTTAGGGCTTCACGACAAACAGGGTGAAGCCCTAATGTCGAAGGCGACTGAGATTCTTTACGGCGGCGCAGCGGGCGGGGGCAAATCTCATTTGATGCGGGTTGCTGCAATCCTTTGGGCGATCATGATCCCGGGATTGCAGATATATCTATTTCGCCGCACATATCCCGATCTAGAGAAAAACCATATGACAGGGATTACGTCCCTGCCGAATATGCTTGCGCCGTATTTGATGTGCAGGCTTGTTAGATTCAATGCTCAAAAGGGGCAATTCAAATTCTGGAATGGCAGCGTAATTCATTTGTGCCATTGCCAGTACGAAAGTGATTTGGTCAATTATCAAGGCGCGGAAATCCATGTGCTATTGATTGACGAAATCACGCACTGGACAAAGGAAATGTATCAATACCTGCGCGGGCGCGTGCGCGCAGTGGGATTGAAGATTCCTCCCGCATGGGCCGATGTGTTCCCGCGCATATTGCTTTCAGGAAACCCGGGCGGAATCGGTCATGAATGGGTAAAGCTTGATTTCGTGGATAAGGGGCAACCGCTCCAAATTCAACGCATGGCGAAGACGGACGGCGGGATGCTGCGGCAATACATCCCGGCGTTGATTACGGACAATCCTGACCTATTGGACAACGATCCGGGCTATATAGACCGCCTGCACGGTCTAGGGACGCCGGAAATGGTCCGCGCATGGTTGCATGGCGACTGGAACATCGTCGCGGGCGGCATGTTTACCGACGTTCTAGATGTCAATATTCATTTCATAGAGCCATTTGCAATTCCGCCTTCGTGGCGAATTGAACGGTCTTTCGATTGGGGGAAATCAAAACCGTTTAGCGTCGGATGGTGGGCCGTGGCTGACGGAACCACATGCATATTCGGCGACGGTCGGCGCCGCACGTTCCCGCCTAAGACGCTATTCCGAATTGCGGAATGGTACGGATGGAACGGCAAGCCGAATCAAG